CAACGATACCAGCGCAATGTCTTTCACTACTTTCGAATCGATGCTCTCTGAGTTCAAGAAGACGCCCAGTGATTTTAAGAAATACGGCGTGTCTTTTAAATATGGAATTAACAGCAAAATAGATATAACCATGACGGGAACTTATACAATTAAAGGGCTCAGGCCTTCTGGATTATTCAGCAACGAGGTTACGATGTTAGGGAAAATCCAGAGCGTCATGGTAGAAGACATACCAGTTTATGAAGGTTTGGCTTCTACAATGATAGGTCCAAATGGTGACACTGACGTTGATCTGGTTTATGCAACTGCTTCGAGTTTGCACAATGTTAGCAGTGGGGCGGCTAGTTCATTAGCGGCCTATGTTAAACAGTATAAAGGCGATAACACGGTATCACTCTTATATAATATGCTACGGTTGCATTATATTAAACTATATGAAGACTTGGAATACAAGCCTGACGCAAAGTTCTATTCGGACGGCCACGTCTCAGTTAGCAACGCTATGATGCTTGGCACTGGCAAAGGTGCACATAAACTAGGCGATATGACATTTTCAAATACACCCGGGTTAACTAGGGCAGCGCCATACTATGAAAATAAAATAGGCGAAGAAATCGACTTTATGAAGGTAATTCTCAATTTGCAAGGTTTTTCAAAAAATGAAATAGGTGTCTTATTGCTAGCATGTTCTGAATTTGACGACAAGACATATTTTAGAATAGCTCACCCTTCTCCGGCATTGACTGATCAAATACACACTATGTCTCAAATCCCAGGGGTTCCTACAGCGCCCAGTCTGAGCGGCATAACGCACATGACAGTCAGGCGGGCTTTAGCCAAACTAGTAGAGAATAATAGACTTCATGGGCATTTCGACATGGCTTACGCTTTATTATGTCAAGTATTCTATAATCACAAGCCTAGAAGCGCAGAGGCCTTAATGTGGCATACCGATGTACCTGTTATGAAGTTGCCAGAACTAGTCACTTTTAGGGGCCTTAGTAATGCATTTACTACGGGATCAGTTTCCATAGCAGACACTGTCAAGTGGATGACTTACAAAAACTGGAGTAATAACCCTTTCAGGATAGGTCTGCACTCTATAGCAATGTCCGAGATGGTAGTATGCGGTGCATTCGAAATAGCGACGATAGAAAAGAATGCCTCAGAATATGCTTACGACCATACCACACCTAGGCAACAGGTACTTATGTCTCAGGTAGGCCCGCATAATATGGCAGACACAGGACTGGCTTATGAATACAACCTAATGCGCTATAGGTTGGACTGTAATTTAAACCTGCCGTGGGCCTCAGAAATAGGGCTAGGCAGGTACAAGTTCTTGTTTGCTGATTTCGCAACAACATTAGTGCCTATTACCATAGATGACGTGACTAGTATAGAATACTATGATCTAGTCAAGAGGGATACTAGCGGGGTAATAGCCTTAACACCAGGCTACACTATTAGTGAAGGTGAGTCTACATATCTGAGAATAGACAACATCATGCCCCATACATACCCCCTTCTGACAATGGGGATTAAAACTCAAGGGTTTTATTTAAATGAATTTAATTATTCAGGAACTCTTAAGTATAAGGGGGCTGGCTTCGAAACATTAGTGACGAATGATGCAAGAGAAGTTAACAGATTTTTAGCTGCACTGAGAGTCGCAGGCTATGATGCCACCGCAAGGGCGGGATCATCAGGCATCGCAATAAAGAACTGGGCAGCGAATACTAACGGTAATTGTATGCCAGCATTTTTCGAGGACAGCACTAAAACAACTGTGTATGAAGTAAATCCCAATGATATCAAACCTAGGAATAAACACTGGTGTGAGTTACCGAATATAGGCGACTTTCTGACGATAGAATTGAAGATGTCACCTTTCAAGACGACATTCATCTCAGATGACAAACAAGTCACTGCTATAGGATATCCGACTTTAATATCAGAATTTGATCCTAAGGCTTACATACCGGGAACTGAGCTAAAAGGAGAGATACCGTTCATAGCAGTGGTGTTACCTCCAGCAGATATAGAGGGTTTTTACCGGGCGTTACGAGTGAGGACAGTAGGTTTAACCGAAAGAATCTTATCAGAGATTATAGCCTAGACACATGCGCGAGTTATAACACACTCGCCAAAAGGAGAATCACAAGTAAGTCAGGAACGAACGGTGAAACGATTTACCTCCCTGTTTGGTTGAGCACACAAGATGGTGAATTGGTGGCGACTGGTGTAAAAGGTGCCAAGTTTGCGTTACTAGATGTGTTGGACGGGGAGGACTGGATGTACGGCATAAGGACCTACCACAACCACTTTAAGGGTGCAATGCCAGGTAGAGTTTTTCTCATAAACGGGCTCAGTCTGTTTTATGTGGAAATAGAGCTGGTGTCCTTTGTGTTTAGAAAAGCAGCAAATTATTTGGGGCAGCTGATGGCTGGTGTGTTTAGATCTTGTTGTCTAGACGCCGATTATTATGAGACCATACCAGAAGAGAGAATCACATGCGGAAAAATCTGTGAAAACGAAAATAACTGCATAGAGCTACTGAGCGGAGAATTCAACAGGACCAAGGTGAGCAAAGACCACCATACTTATCTTAGGCCTGAAGAGGTTATGTTTTGCTACAAACCTTGTGATGCCACTGTAGCATATGAAGGATCTGGTAAGATAATAAGGTTATTCTACAGCAGCACTGTAGTCAAAAAAGACAGCCGGCTGATGGCATGTGCAGCATTCTTGAAATTCGCTAGAAGTGTAAAGATAAATAATGAGGCCACTATAGCAACTATGTTATTGTACTTAGTCGCCAGTAGCGAGTTTGCGCGAAGAATATTCCTTGAGATATGTTCTTTATCAATTGACGAAGGAGAGTTTTTTATTATGTTGAAAGAGGAAGGGACAGCAAGCAAAGTTCTACAGCATTACAGAAGAAGTGACTTAGTAAACATATTCGAGTTGAATGTGTTGGTTAACCGAGTGGTCACTGAGATGGACTGGGATGCAGAAAAAGAAAAAAAGAGTAGACTCCAAGGTCTATGTGACAAACTCAAGGGATATATACGAGAGGTCTAAAACGATATTCATGGTAGGGCGTTCTGAGGGCAAAACTCCTTATAAGCAAGAGTGGGATGACTACTGGAAAGCCAGGTGGGCCAGGACACCGAGTGGCAGCTACTTCGCTAGCAGTGTAGAGTTAAAAGAGAAAGGGAAAGTGATACCTGCTAAGTTCAGGAACAAGAAGAGTGTACTGTCTAGTATTAAAAACCTCAAGATCGGAACCATACTGAACATGGAACCTCACCTAATGGCAAAGACGAGTATAAAGTATGAATGGGGTAAAACTAGAGCTATATACGGCTGTAACGTGGAGAACTTCCTTCTTACTGATTTTAGTTTCGGGGGTGCGGAAGAGACCCTACCTGGTTATTTTCCAGTTGGTAGTAGAGCTAATGACAATTACGTTAAAAACGCAGTAAGCAGAATGTCAAATGCCATACCCCTTTGTTATGATTATGACGATTTTAATAGTCAACATTCTATTCACAGTCAGCAAGCAGTTCTGAAGGCATGGGTAGATGTATACAGAGATATCTTGAGTGATGACCAAGTTAAGGCGGCTTTGTGGTCAATAAAAGCATTGAAAAATATGTCAGCAAAGTTCGGAGACGAAGAGGTATTTTCTAAAGTTAATGGGACTTCATTTTCGGGATGGAGGTTGACGAGTTTCTGCAACACAGTCTTGAATAGAGTATATCTAGAACAAGCAGGGTTACTAGAGTTGACAACGTATAGTCTGCATAACGGTGATGATGTTTTAGCGTCGGTTGAGTGGTTTACTCAAGGGGTTGATTTGATTCACACGGCAGAAGGCCTAGGCATCAGAGCGCAAAAGAATAAGTTGAACTTCGGAAGTATAGGAGAATTTCTAAGAGTTGATGGTTTAGCTGTTGATAAGACGGGTGCTCAATATATAACAAGAGCATTAAGCACTATGGTACATGGCAGAATAGAGAGTATGCAGGTCAGCACTATGCGGAATGGCTTGGAAGCAAATATTACACGTGTCAATGAAGCCATATCTAGAGGAGCAGAAGCAGGTTTAATGATCAGGATATTAGGGAGAATAAACAAAGTATTAAGCAAAATATTCGAGTCTGACGACAGCGTCTGTGAATTATATGGTCAGTTGCATCCTGTCCAGGGCGGTATAAACGGCTTTGGCAGGGTAGGACAACAGAGGATCATAGAGGTGAAAATAGGGTATGAAGACTTAGAAGCAAAGGAGGTCTCAGCTAGAACTGAGACTGGGGCTCAAGATTATATCAATCTGTTAGCTCAGCAATTAGGGGTCGATTTAGATAAGGTAGACAGATCCATGATAAGAGAGAGTAATTTGAGCATGAATAAGGTTTTCAAAACTTCCTTGAGTGTAACTAGGGAAGATAGGAAATTGATACGGGCACATAGGATGATTTATGGAGCCTGGAAGAATGATAAAAGTATGGGGCCTATAAACAAAGCAAGGCTGGTTGGGCTGAGTATGATTACTACAATGGTTGACAGGGCGAATGATGTATTTAGATACATCAGGAAGTTAGAAAACCCATTAGAGTATATCACTCTAGTATACTGAATCATTATAAGGAATTTAAAAGTTGTG